GCCATGTCATTAGCGAGTTTTTCTTCATCAGCTAATACGAGTTCCCGGATGGCAGTCTCTACATTGTCAATCGTTGCAGAGACAGGGTCATTGGATTTTGTAACCCAATTTGTCATTTCAATACAGACTCCGGTGTCAAGAGGAGCTCTGTACTTTTGATTCACTTTGGAAAAACCACGTTTCAGAAAGGTACACTTTTCAATCGGGCGAGCTGATTGAAATATTCCATCCTTCGTGGCCGGTCCAAATTCCATTCCAATAGTCTTGAGTTCGTGTCCGATGCGTTCAGCAGTGAAGTCGTCGTAGTCAGGGTCGACAGCGAACATAACATCATCACCGTGGGTAACCATTCGGACTGTTTTCATAAATTCTCCGACCGAGGATTCAGGGTAGACTCGTGTAAAGGCGTAGTAGAAGGCAATCAAGTTGACTCCACTATTCAAGTGTGTTGTTCCAAAGACTCCAGATGGTAAAGAACCATAAGTCCTATAGATCGTTCCGTGAGCCATGTGGTGTGCGTTAACACACAGGTCAGCAAGTCGCAAACGAATTACAGAGTCCATGGGTTCCCAATTCTTGTCATTTTCCTCGTACCAGTTAATCCAGGATTGGTAGACTGCGAAGAGGAATCCAGCAGGTTGAGTCGAATCGAAGCCAGAGTAATCGCCGTCATCCACTTCAGGTGAGACAGTATGCAGATGGTTTGCAATCATGTGCCATTCATCACTGTACGGATTAACACCAGATGTAGTAGTGTTTCGAATTCGGTTGTTGATGAGGTGGGCACACATTGCCCCAAAATACTTTCTCGATAGCATGAGTAAAACGAGGGGAGAGGCTGCAAACACCCGTGTTTTGATAGCCTTTGGATTCGATCGGTCACACTTCCTCAGAGCTACACGCTCATCCTTTAGTGTATCCCGAAAGATAGGCACATCAGTCACTGTTCCATTCCTCAGTTGGTCCTCAAAGTCCTCACACATTCTTACGAGAGTGGGAAGTGGTTCTTTCTCAGGGGTGAAAAAGTCTCTCTTTCCTCGCTTAGCCGTTTGGCACAATGGCCAGCCAGGAGAGGTTGAGAGATCAATCGGCTCAAGTCCAGCAATGTTCTCAGCAGTTCCACACTCTGTCCAGGTAAGTTTTCGACAAATGACAGGTATTCCCTTAGTATAATGATAGAGAAGCTTGGGAACTTCTTTTAGAAACCGTCCTTCCACATAAGGTCGTTCTTTGTTAAATCCTTTCACACCCCGCTCCAGTGGATCAATCTTTTCTCCGTCGGGAGTGTAGAAGGGTCTCAGGACAGCAGGAGCCGTGATTGGATCAGCAATCTCACCTTGAAGAAGAGATGGTCGAATCTTGGTCTTAGTTGGTTCAAAAGGAGGAGGAAGAGCAGCGAGTGGTTCAGCTACAAATTCACAAGGTTTGACCTCCGTATGATTCATGGACTCGTAAGTTCCAAGCTGTACTTGAACACCATCTGGTTCCCGCTCATTGAGCATGTCAGCAATAATCTCCCGGGTGAGTATGATTGAACCTCCATTCCCATTTTCATTTCCAAGGAAATGCATGCCACAGATCTTTCTTGGCATAGTGGGATCAAGGATGAGTAGTGGAGATCCACAATCACCATTAGATG